CGGATCACGGAAGTTTTTGTCTTCTGTAATCCGCTTTTTCTTTTATTCATTTTCCTTTTTTTGTCTTTCCCCTTCGTGGATATAATTAACGATCTGTGTCAGTTCGTCATATTGTTTTTCTGACAGCTCCCCGTATTCGTAGGCGGCTTCGAACTGCCCGATCAGATATCCGGCCGCGAAATCAAGTTCCATTGTCGTTTCTGATTTCATCAGGCGCGGGATCTGTAAAGAATACTTTTTATAGTTACGTTTCAGTCTCTCTTGTCTTTTCCGTCTGGATATTGCTTTCAGAATTCTTTTCAGTTTCTTCATTTTGGTTAGATTCCTTTCTTTCTGCTTCTTTCTGCTTCTGGATCTGTGCGAATGCTTCCCGATCTGTCGGGTTGTCATACGGGTTTAATGATGTAAGTCCGGCGATCTGCCGTCTTCTCATTGGATTTACTGCCTTGTCGTCTATGTAAATATCCGCATTGATCTTCCGGCAGTCGTTCCCGTATAATTCGATCAGTTCCGGCAGATTTTCGTTTACCGCGTCAAATTCAAGCCCGCGTTCTTTGCACCACGCCACCGCGTCTTCCAACTGTTTCCCGTCTCTGTTCGTCCAGAGTATCAGGCGCGATCCGTTTAGCTGCTCATTTCGGCAAAAATTAAAAACGGTCATGTTTACGTCGCCGATTTCCGGCCATGTTCCCGTATGTAGTGTTCCGTCAAAATCAACGGCTATGATTCGATTTCCCTTTGTATCCATTTAACCCGCCTTTCTCATTGCTGCCGCCCGTCCGGTCATGATTCCAAGATCAAGCGGTTTTTCCTCTTTGATTGCTCTGTTTAAGTCTTCCACGGTATAGATCCCGATTTCTTTCAATGCTTCTTCAATTCTCTGTCGTTTCTCCATGCGTCAAATCTCCTTTCTGGTAGCTGCTTAAAATTCCTTTTCGCGCCATTGCTGCGGTCTGGATCGCTTCGACTGCAAGATCAATTGATTTTTCATAGATTCGTGTCAGACGGTTGTTCTTTACATCTTCCGAAGAATTTTCTTTCACGTCCGACCAAAATTGATCGATGCTATATTCCAACGATTCCAGTTTGTCGCGTGTCTCGTCGAATTCTTCAAAGATCACGCCGAAGGCTTCATGGGAACTTGCAAAAAGTGGGAACTTTTCGTTTGCTGCTTTCAACTCTGTTTCTGTTAGTTCGTAGATTTTCTGTTTTATCGCGTCCATGCTTTCTATTTTCTCCTGTTCCAGTTCTTCTTCCGGCTCTTCTTCCACGTCCTGGCCCTTCGGTAACATTTCCCCGAATATTGCTTCCAGTACATTTACAACGATTGAGTTTCCCGCCTGTGCGTATAACTGCGTATCGCTGTTTATTTCGTCTGCTTCTGCTGCCCTGAAATCTTCATCTGAAAATCCCATAAGTCGCCAACACTCTAGCGGTGTTAGTCTTCTGATTCTGTATGATTCCATTTCTTTACGCTCCAACTTGTACAACTCCTGATTGCTCGACATTATCGTAGGGCTGACGGTCCCGCCTGCCTGAACGCGTCCGCGTCTGGTCTTTGATGTTGGGAAGCTGAGATCTGCCACCCCCCCTACTTGCCATTTTATAAATCCGACTTTTGTCGCCTGTTTTATCATTACTGCTTCTAACATTCTTTTAATCCTGTTCTGATAATTTTCGTTGCGTGTTTGTATTCTGTCGCCGTCAAGCAACGGCAGATTCCGCAACTGTCAAATATTAAATTCCCTTGATGTTCTCCGCCTAACGCTCCTAACTTCTGTATTCTCCCCCCCCTAATCGGATTTACAGAATCTTCTACAATTTCAAGAATCATCGTGTCTTTATTGACTGTCGTTAATGTATTGCAGATATTTTCCTGTTGTGGCTCGATTCTCTGTATGGTCGGGATTCCTGGCGTTCTGTCCGAAGGATTTTCCGGGTTTCTACCTCTAATCGCTATCGGTATTCTTTTTTTCACTGTCGCACCTCACTATGATATA